GACACGGCGAAACAAGTCGTGCCGGCGAGCAGCGTGCGAAATGGCGGTGATCGCAGATCGTCGCGAGCACAATAAAAAACACTCGGCCGCATATTGGCAGGGTGTGGGCTGCGGCCCGTAGTGTGAACGTCGCACGGCGCGTGACGCGCCGGCACTTGCCGCACCAAGGAGCCAACCGTGGCCGCTACCGCACAACTCAAGGCGCTCGCCGAGCAGTTGACCCAGCTTGTTGCCGAGATGGAGGCAATGGAGGAGTCGGTGCCGGAGGGCGAAGTCATGTCCGAAGAGGACTCGGTTCGCCTGGCGGAGTTGGACGACAAGGCGACGAAGGTTCGCAGCAAGATCGAATTTTTCGAGAAGCGGCTGGCGAAGGAAGGCGAGCTTCGCGCCGTTCTCAACCGTTGCGCCCCGGCAGTCGCTGCCGGCACCGACAAACTCAAGTCCGCGACCGGAACCGACGAGCAGGAGTCCCGAGCGATGGGAGTCAAGATCGACTCGATCGAGTGGGCCCGTCCCAAGGCATACGGATCGCTGCGGGCATTCAAGGGGCCGGATGCCGAGCAGAGGGCGCTGCGGGCCGGCATGCACATTCGCGGCTACAACTTTGGCGACAAGGCCGCGAGGGAGTGGTGCATTGCGAACAACGTCGGGCAAGAGATGCGGGCCCAGTCGTCCGGTATCAATGACGCCGGTGGCGTGCTTGTCACGCCCGAGTTCAGCAATGAAGTTATTCGTCTGGTCGAAGAGTACGGCGTGATTCCGACCGCGTTCAAGCGGACGCCGATGGGCAGCGAGTCGCTGTTCGTGCGGCGGCGGATTTCTGGCCTGACTGCCCGCCCCCTCGGCGAGTCGCAGGCTCCGACGAACTCGGACATCAAGTACAACTCGGTCGAACTGACTGCGAAGGCGTGGGGTCATGGAAACGTGACGCCGAACTCGCTGATCGAGGACAGTCCGATCTCGATGGCCGACGAACTCGCCATCGAATCGAGCCTTGCGTTCGCCAAGGCTTTCGATGAAGCGGGTTTCATCGGTGACGGCACCTCGACCTACAACGGCGTCGAGGGCATCACGATCAAGATCGTCAAGAGCGACTACAGCAAGTCGGTCGTGACTGCGGCCACTGGGCACAACACGTTCGGCACGCTCGACATCCCCGACTTCGTTTCTGTCGTGTCGCGGGTGCCGCAGTACGTTCGTCAGCCGAAGTGGTACATCAGCCCGGCCGGCTACGGAACCGCGATGCTGCGGCTTATGGCCTTGGCCGGCGGCAACGCCAAGGCCGACCTCGCGGGCGGTTTCCCTGACCAGTTCATGGGCTACCCGGTCGTCAAGGTGCTGCCGATGGTCAGCGATTTGACCGGCACGGGCGGAAAGGTACTCGCCCTGTTCGGCGACCTCACGCTGTCTTCGACGTTCGGCGAGCGTCGGTCGGTTTCGCTCAAGACCGACACCAGCCGGTACGTCGAGCTCGATCAGACCTACACGTTCGCCACGACTCGCGTGGCGATCGTCACCCACGACCTCGGCTCAACGACCGAGGCCGGCCCGGTTATTGCCCTCAAGGCGGCGGCCTGAACCCACTAACCTGACCCGACCCAGGAGAGCAGCAAGTGAACTTCGTCGAAGCCACAAAGACCGTCGCGGCGTTGTCGGATGACCTCGCCTCCACCGGCACCCATGCGATGGTGGTGGACACGCTCGGCTTTTCGCACCTGTCTATGGACGTGTGCTTTGAGGCCGTCGCGGCTGCCGGCACGTCGTCCACTGTCGCACTGGTGTGCAAGCTCCAGTCGTCCGATACGACGACCGCGAGCGACTTCGCTGACCTGACCGCAACAGTTGGAGGCGGCACCGGTGGCTTCACCATGCCGACGCCTGCCAACACGACCAGCGACGTCGTGGTGCGGTTCGACATTGACCTTGGCCACGCGAAGCGATACTTCCGCACCCAGGTCACGCCCCGAACAGCGGGTGGCGTTTATTCCGTTGCTCGCCTGTCGAGCAAGGAAGATGCAAACCCGTACGACGCCCATACAAAGGGCGTTGCCGTTGCCGTGTCCGCCCTCGGATTCAACTGACTCGCCGCCGCCGGGACTTGACATATCCTCCATGTTGAGTCCACGCGGGCGGGGCCGAGCCCACGGCCCCGCCCGCTTTTCATTTCACGGAGGAACCTCATGCTGGTAAACGTTGGCGGACAGGGTGGAACGACGGCAGACATCCGCGTAGTCGCGGTCATGTCGATGCCACGACTGTCGTTCACGGCGAATCACCTTGCGTGGCTCAAGGCGCTGATGCCGCTCGGCATCGAGCCGCAGATTTACACCGGGGCGTTCTGGGACCAATGCCTGTCCCGTGGTTTCGCCTCAGCGATCAAGGGGGCGGAATACATCCTGGCCCTTGACTACGACTCGTTCATTCTCCGCGAGGACGTCGAGCAGTTGTTCACGATGGCGCTGGCGTTTCAGTGCGACGCGCTCGCTCCGATACAGACGAAGCGGGAGGACGGGCGACCGATGATTACGCCGCTCGGCACGTTCGAGGGGCCCGACCGCGGCAAGGAAATCGAACTCAATGGCGAGTGGCTGGGGCAGGCGGTGCAGGAAGTCGATGCCGCTCACTTTGGCTGCACGATAATCTCATGCGCCGCGCTCAAGCGGATGCGAAAGCCTTGGCTGCACTCCAAGCCGAACGACGACGGCGACTGGGAGGACGGGCGAATTGACCCCGATATGTGGTTCTGGCAGCAGTGGCGAAAAAGCGGCAACCGCGTCTACATGACGCCGCGAGTCGTGATCGGCCACGGCGAGTACCACATCACGTGGCCGGGTGCTGACCTCAAGTCGCCGGTGTATCAGCACTGCACTGACTTCACGACGCACGGTCGCAAGCCCGGCAACGTGTGGAAGGTGAAGGCATGAACTACTACATCGGCCGGTATCGGTCACTGATTCGCGTCAGCAACCCGGCTGTCGAGCCGGTCAGCGTTCGTGACTTCAAGATTCAGTGCCGCATCGACACTGAGGACGAAGACGACCTGCTTGTTGTGCTGCTCGGTGCCGCGAGGGAATGGGCTGAGCAGTACACGGCATCGACGTTTATCCACACGCAATGGCAGATGAAGCTCGACGGGTTCCCGGCCGAGATTCGTCTGCCGCGCCCACCGATGGCGATTGCCAACGGATTCAACGGTGTCTCGATCGTCTACACGCCATCGACGAGCGGCAGCACGACGACGCTTTCGACTGGTGAGTACCGCATCGACAACTTCTCGCGGCCTGGCACGCTACGACCGAACTACGGCCAATCGTGGCCGGCGTATCTGACTGACGAGAACGGCGTCACGGTGACATGGTGGGCAGGCTACGGTGCTGACGCGACCAAGGTTCCGCGTGCGGCACAGATCGGCATGATGATGATTGCCGCGCACTTGTGGAAGTATCGCGAGCAGTCCACGACCGACGCGCTGAAAGAGGTGCCGATGGGTGCCAGAAACATGCTCGACACGGTTCGGTTCCACGAATACGGGTGAGCCATGCCATTCGGAGCCGGCGAATACACCGAGCGACTGACGGTCAAGCAGCCGACCAGCACGGCTAATGCCGAGACGGGCGAAGTGACGCAGACGTTCTCGCTGTTCAAGAAGGTGTGGGCACGTCGCATTGAGTTGTCGGCCCGCGAGTCTGAGCAGTACGGGCAGGTGGTCGGCACGGCAACACATCGTTTCGACATCCGCTATCTTTCCGGCTTGAGGCAGGATATGCGGCTGGAGTGGGACGGGCGCACGCTTGACATTGAGCAGATCATCGAGCGCGACCGCAAGTGGGATATGACGATCATTGCCACGGAGTCCACCACGTGAGCTTGGATATCATCGAGTCGGCGATCCCGGTTGTTTACTCGCGACTAACGGGCGACGCGACGGTAGCTTCGTTCGTAGGGTCGCGGGTGTTTCCCGTGTTTGCGCCGACCGGAACCGACATGCCGCTGGCCGTGGTGCAGATCAGCGGCGTCGATCGCGACCAGGCGTTATCGGGGCCGATAGGCCGCCCGGTCGTGAGCGTCTCGGTGACGCTCTATGCCACGACCTACAACGAGGTGAGCAAGCTGTCCCGTGCGGTGCGGCGAGCCCTGGACGGTTATGCCGGCACCACGGCAGGTGCGACGGTGCAACGCACGACGATGACGAGTCAGTCGGATGGATTTGAGCCGCCGGGTGATGGCGAGACAATGCCATCGGCATACACCGTTTCGCAAGGCTACGAACTGCGGCTCGTGGAAACAATCTGATGCCCGCGTTTGCCGCATCAAAGAAGGATCACTCGTCGGGCATCAAGCTCGACTCCACCGACATTTCTGCGCTGCGAAAGGCGTTCCGCGACATTCACCCGAAGGTCGCGGCAATCTGCATGGGGGCTGCTGCGAAGCGAGCGATGGCCCCTGCCGAAAGCGGGCTCAAGTCGGCAGTCTCGGGGCGGATCGTCGGTGTCGGCCCGACCGGCAATCTGCGACGATCGGTCAAGGCAATCAGCCGACGGTATCCGAAGACTGGCACGGGCGCGGCGGTCGTCGGATTCCAGAAGGCCGGAACGGGAAAATCAAAAAGCGCGGCCGGCGGCAAAGTGAAGCGCGGCCCCGACCGGGCATTCCATCAGTTCTGGATGGAGTTCGGAACGAAGGAACGCGAGACAAAGTACCACGCCACGCGGCCGTACGTTCGCACCAAGCCGCGAGCGAGGAAGATGGCAGTCAAGGAACTTCGCAAGGCGGGTGTATCGGCGCGCGACGCAAACGCACTGCTCAAGAAATCGGCCGCAGAAATCGGGGCATCCGTGGGGGGCACGGTCAGGGTTCGCCGGCAAGGCGGCTTTATCGCGTCGAGCTTCAACACACTCGGCCCGTTCAAGTTTCAGGGTGGCAAGACTGCGGGCGTGAGAACGTCCCCGAAGTCTCCGAAGGCGTTTTTCAAAAAGAGCGACCGGCCGGTGCGGCTCGGAGCGGTGCCCCCCTTCGCTCCGGTCAGCCAAACGTTCGAGGCGACAAAGACGCAGGTGTCGGCCAACCTACAGACCGAGATGCTTTCGGCAGTGGAAAAAGCCCGGCGGCTACTACAGTCGGCGGCTGGACGGCGGATCACCGGGGCACAGCTTTTGTCGCAGGATTTCGGCGCCGACGCCCCTTTTTGACCCGATGAAATTGGCAGGGTGAGCGGGCCGTGCTGTACCGTCAGGGAGTACCGCTAGCACAAGGAGAACGCCGTGGCAGACGATTCGCAGGGAACGGTCTGCGTGTTCGCAGGGTTCACCTACACGGTGACCAACGCAGGGCTCAGTGAGTCTACCGGCGAACTGGACGGAAGTCATATCGGGCAGACTGCCGGCAGCTACCGGCTGTCACAAGCCGCACCGCTCTACGATCCTGACGAAGTGACGTTCGCGTACCTCGGAAAAGTGCGACCGAAGCGAGGCGCGACCGGCACGATCG